GCAATCTTTGTTCACATAACCGAAGTAATGTGGATTCTGCTCGGTTGGATTGCCAGCGCTATCCATGTCTGAAACATGGTACTCCTTCAGAATTTCAGCGGTAGGGTCTTGCCCTCGCCCATACATTGTAAAAGCCATTTTAAAATATCCTGCGTAGAAATTTCTTAATAGCCCGTTTTACCTTGAACTTGAAAATAAACCATCTCGGAGGTTTAGGATGATGAATGATAAAACTCGGAGATTTGTATTTTTCCTTGTTCGGTCTTTTCCCCTTTCTCCTGTTATAAAGCGTAAGACTCATAATCTATCCTTTAATAGAACTGAAACAGAAAAAGTAAAAGACGGGTTTGTACCGCCTATCGTATAAAGAACGGCAATCTTGGCTGCCAGCCCGTATTCAACAAATCCAACATCTGTCCCAGTGGTTGTTTTCTGGTCAAACGTAGCCAGTGTATGCCAGTTTCCACCTACAGAATCGTACACCTGTATTGTTACATCGAGGGTTTCATCTGTGCCGCTCGCGGCAGTAATATCAAGGAAGAATGTCCCTTCCTCTGAATATTTACTGCTTACTGGCGTGGACTGTGTATTGCCTGTTTCTGTGGCGGTTCCGCTGAAAAGTGTTTGCGTATGAGTTATATACTTGCCCATTTACGGAAGGTACCCTTTGATTAGGTCGAAATCCTTCTGCATTTTATCTACCCTGCCGCGCAGCCTGGCAATCGTCTTGTCCATCTCGGAGATGTATTCCCTGTAGTTCTCAACCGTACTCTCTAACTGCTCAATTATCTCGACAATGGTATCCATCGGTGGAACGAAGTTGAAATCCCTAACCTTGTCTTTTATCATGTATCAAGTTTTTCAACCCTATGTAAATCAACTTGGTTTATAAAGCCTTCTTTTGCCCCAGTCTTTTCTTTTAATTTCTTTTCAAGCCATTTGCATCTATCGTATTTATCATCGTCCATGCCTTTGAATCCATCTTTACGTAAGTTGTATTCTTGCTCAGTTCTGGTTTTTCCATATTTGACATTACCTCTGACGATGATTTGCAAAGCCATTTAAACCTCCATTCTAGAATCGGGAGGGGGAAAATCCCCCTCCCTATCAATGTTTTTGGTTCCTTACTCTCTCGTGCTTACGGAGTATCATCCAATACTGCTAAGAGTCCTGTCCCATCATAACATGCACCGTATCTAACATTGGCTGGTGCAATTATTCCGGTTCCGGCAACTCCAATTGTAACTACACCTGTACTTCCCATATTGATATCGGTAATCAAACCTACTTCTGAACCAACACAAGCGATATATCTGTTAGTTCCCGAAATCCCCGTAGCTGTTCCAATTAGATGTGCAAAGTTACAATTCTTAATAAGAATCCCGTTAGTACCCTGAGCATAACAATAAATATCAGAAGCAACTTTAGTAACAGCATCAGCATACGTATCACAACCATCTACATAAAGAGCAACAGATGTACTTGAAGATGATCCCCAATTAATCGCATAGACTGCATTTCTGTGATATGTTTTCACAGCATTGATATACCAAGTCCCGCGAGCATAGATACTACCATAACAAGCGGTTCCAGACATATCTTCAAAAGAACAGTTGTAAATGCTCGTTCCTTGTGGAATAGCTGTGCCCTCTACTGAATCTGGAAGATAAATTCCAGCCGTACAAGTTGAGGCATTATTCCATCCACCTGTAAACGCAAGATTCTCAACCGCACACAATGGCGAATTGATAGTCAAAATAGGCGTAGCGGTAGCGTCTGCCCCCATAATATATGGAGAAAGGGGTCTACCACGCATTCCCTGATGCGTGGCCCCAACAAGGGCTATGCCATCTTTTGCTATCGGTATTGTCAAATTTGCAGATGATTCCTTGTAGGAAACAGGATCAGTTCCAGAAAAACCATGCTCAAGAACATATATAACATCATATTCAGAAGCAAGAGTTATTGCTTTCGCAATTGTATCAACAGCCGTTTCTGGAGTTTTCCCATCACCAGAAGTTCTTGTTCCATCTACAAACCAACTATTGGAATCATATTTCCACCCATACCCTGTCCCTACTGGAGCACCACCAAATTGAGTTACTTGATCTGGAAAATTACTCATGGTAGCCCTCCTTATAAGTCGCCAGCGTACAGTAATCTCGGATCATCTACTCCATACTTGAAGTATTGAAGTGCTGTCACCACAGTGTCCCAAGTGGTATCAGGCGCATCCTCTGTCCGAGTCTGAGGCTCGGCAAGAGTATACACAAAGAAACCGTAGTCAGGATCGTTCTTCGCAACCACAAACCAGCATGTAGGTGAGGTCAACCTGTGATACACGTACGGGGTTAATTCACCCTGTAACACGTTAACAGTGTTGCTCTGTTCCCAGGGTTTCATCGAAGACCGCATCAACTCCTGTGCATCCTGCCGCAAAGTATAATTCACGACAAGCGTATCGGGTTTTGCAATCATCAAATTGCCCCTGTCATCGTACATGTAGTCGAAATAGTGCATGGCATCTTCGAGTGTAGCAAGGGATAACGCTGCATCCCTGTAGTTGTCGTAAGTTGCCCCTGCGTCATCCAGCGTGGTGTGCGTGTTGTGGGCGATCGCCAATGTATCAAAACCTGCGGCATAGGTCGTCGCGCTCATGTTGTTGAACATTTTTGCGATTTCCACGTCCTTGGTTTCGATCATCATGCGTTTCAAAGATTTCGTCCATTTTTCCATGGCGCCAATCTTATTCGTCCTCTTCATCCTGTCTGTAATACGGAATCCTGTCCCGTATGCAACCTGAGTGTAGTCCTTTGTCCCACCGAATTTCGGTCCCTGAATGGGAATCGGTGCCCCTTCAACAACCGATCCGGCATAGTCCAACCCTGCATACCGTCCGTGCCTTTCGTAGTCGTCCGAAGTTTTGTACTGACGCACAACATTCGGATATTCCTTGATCGCTTCACGGTCTGTACTGTCAAACCATTTCTTAACTAAAGCCTTAAAAACGTCTTTATTGGTACTTGTGTCCCAATGTGTTCTATTAATACTACCAGCCATTTTCTACTCCTTATCCTAAATCATCGAGAGTGCCGTCCAACTTGAACCGAACATGAACTCTGTAGGGGGATACCCCTGCGCCGTCTCTGCTGTCAATTTTCTCAATCCGAACCTGTGTAGTACTCGTATCTCCGATGTCAACACTCATGCTTCCAGCCGTGTAGTTAAGCCCGTAGTCTTCGCCAACGTAATCCACCGAAGTGGCTGCGTCAGCCTGGGCAATCCACACTGAATCTGGAGTGATAATCTGCACGGGAATCGTGGCATTACCAGTTGTAACATTTGTTGCCGCTTTCAGTGCCACGCCGGAAATTGCCGCATCCGTGGCGATAGTCACTGCCCCTGCGTTAAGATACACAAGGTCGTTAACAACAAAACTCTGGGAATCTGCCTCTTTAGCTTCAACAACATTAGGAGCTGCACCAATACCAGACCATTGAAATCCCATCGTAGCCATTATTTAATCCTCTAAGAGTAGAGGCGATAGATTAGAAACCGATGTCGATATTCTCCTCTTCCATTTCCTTGTGCATCCGCTCGACCTGTTTTTCAACTACGTCATCTACCCCGCCGACCCCGCCTTGCTCTGTTTGAGCTTTCCACCTGTCTCGGACGGCTCTAGCCTGGCGGTCAGCCCGCTCGACATCCGCCTTCCTTTTAGCCATGTGGACTTCTATGGGGATTTTGACAGCCACCAGGTCCATGAAAACATACTTACCCTCAGTATCGGGGGTAAGCCCTTCAGGCCAGTAGTCATCTTGTGTCGTTAGGAAAGACGACTTGTATTTTACTTCCCAGGTTCTAACGGAACGGTAATGTTCCGAAGGTTCATACCGGCACCATTTAAGTTTATAGGGGTGGATATAGCCTTCCGAAAAGTCCTTGTTTCTGTAGTAGACTTTGTTCTTGAACTCGTAATGCCCCTTCTTTTTGTCAGACTTTTTCTCGTCCCAACTGGAACGCTTCAGGTCAACGAATTTGATGTCGCTCAATATGCTAGGCATTATCTTCCCTCCCCTTCTCTAATCGCCTGTACTTCTTCTAAAAATTCCTCTTTCGTTACACCCTCCGGTCGGTACTTTAAAAGTTCCTCCGTAAGAGCGTCACCCCGTATATCGGGGATTTCTTTGTCCTCAGTCGGGCGTGCGGCTGTCGGTGTTTCTGAGGGGTTCGGGTTCATCTGAGGTGTCGCTGGCGGGGTCATCTTGTACCCTGTCTGCGCACCCTTTGCTATCCACGCGGCTCCAGCCCACATATTCGGGTCTTCCAGTGTCGCAGGGTGCATACCCTGCCGCACCGAAGCGTCCATAATCTGCTGAATCATTTGGTCATCGACACCCTCAAACCTGTCTGGATACATCAATTTCGCCTGTTGAAACGCAGACGGTGCCCGCCTGTAAGCGTCCTGAAAAGTCCGCTTCATTTCATACTGCTGAAGTATCTTCTGAATAGTCTGAGTCGGCTTGTCGAAGAACTCCTGATCGTAGTCTGGCTCCTCCTGTTTCCGTGGAACCTCTTTTTGCCTTGGGGCATTTTGGTCGTACCACATCTTATAGGGGGATAGCTCTTCTACCTTCTTCCGCTCATCTCCCAACTCTTGCCTTAGTCGCCCTAATTCGGACTCCATGTTTTTGAGCCTTTCATCGAACTCCGGAGGCTTTTCCTCTGAAGACTCCTTTATTTCTTTAGGAGCGTCCTTCTGTTGAGGCTTGTCCTTTGGTTCCTTGACGGGCTCTTTAACCTCAGAGACCTGCTTATCTTCAGGCGTGCTCTTCGGTTCAGGCTCTTTGGCCTCTTTAATTACCATCATCAACTCCTTGAGGGACTACCTGCGTAGCGTACCCTCTACTTGTCTATTTCTTTCCGCACCCATGACAGGTAGCGGTCTAGAAATCCATCTTTATCTAAAGAACCGGCACGCTCAAGGGCTTTGAATGCGCCCTGAAAGTACCGGATCTTAGGTTCGTCAAAAGATTCAATGGCACACTGCCTCATGGCATCCTGTGCCTGTTCGCGTATAAACTCCAAAAACCCCCACCAGAACTCATTATCCGCTAGTTTCGTATAATCATCCAGCAGGCGCTGGAGGACCAATCGGTCCTTGCTGTCCTTGTCCAGGTTGTCCTCCTGGTCCGCCCTGCGGCGGTCCCATTGGCATTTGCGGCGGTATCATAGCCGCCTGTAAATCTATATCATCCAAATCCGGAACTAATTCCTCTGCGTCCAGATTTCCGAAATCTCTCACTATCCGCTTCATCAGCTTGGCACCGATCTGAATAACCTTTGCAATAAACTGCTGTACTGCCGGAGATACCATCGGGAACGACTGTAACATACCAGCAACCTTCGTGAAGTAGTCAGAAAGCATCTGATACATCGTAAGGTCAATCTCTCTCTGCACCTCTGTATTCAAAACCTCAGAAGAAGCCATGAGTTCAACGCTGATGGCGTCTCTGAGATAGCCCATTTTCGCCAAATTAACAGACTGTTTTGCGAATGTGTCCTGCCCGTTTTCGCCCTTTACTGGTATCTTATAGGCATACACGGGCGAATATTGAGCCATAAGCTCTACATTCCTCATGCCCAGTTCGCCAAGGTCATAGCGTGTATTCTCGATACCCTGCTTGATCCCCTTATACACCTCTTGAATAAGGGCTAAAGTATCCCTGAATACTGGCCTCTCGGCTTCCTGCTGCCCCATAAGAAGCTGGGAAACCCCAGACGCAAGCTGGGCAAACTGCATAATAGAGCCTTCCATGCGCTCCGTGCCAGGGTAG